CACTACCTTACCAGTAGCGGCTTCTCCTACAAACTCGTATATTGTAGGGAAAGTCTGGGACACATTCACTCCATATACGTCCTAGTAGTGTCCGGTGTAAGTGTCCAGGTTGGTACCCTGGGCGCGGAGCCGGATAGTGGGTTTATTTCTTGTTCTGATCAGTCCGTTCTACACCAAATAGAGTGGGTCCCACTGATCGGTAACTCGAAATACTTGCAACAAAATTCCTCTACCTTGTGCCCAATACCCTTGTTCTCCTAAGCTGGTCTCTGCGTGGCGGTCACTGTGTGAAAACATCGTAAAGCATGACTCGTCTGAGGGTTAGCAGACCATAAACAGCTCGGGCTATTTGGGCCCGCACTAGCCCACCATAAACTCGTTACTTAGGTTTTACTTTTGCTACCTTATTCTGGTTCTCCCCACCTTATTCTTGTTAGGGGTATCGTAGTAGCAGTATTATCATATCAACTGATTAAAGGATAAGGAGAGCTGGTGTGTCGACTGGAGAGGGCAGACAGTCCCTTGGCCAATTCTGTTAAAAGCTATACTGGCCCTGTTAAATCAGGTTCCAAGCTGTATCTAGGATATAGCAAATCGCCGTGGTTAATGTTGATTAACCCAATGGTTCCCTCGGAGGTTTCCAGGGGTGGCAGGCAACTCCTCTAAATCCAAAGTACCTCTGTTAACACAGAGAAGGCAACCTGGCCTGGACAGCTGGCGGTCTGGGAAAGTACCAAATACAGTCGTAATCGAATCGGTCTGTGCCCAAGGAAGACCCCGCCCGAGACGGGAGAGTTGGTGTGTGAGGCCCGGTAAGTGTCGGTGAGTTCGTGGAAGTACGAGACCGGCCGTCCCTGAAAGTAGGAAGGACGGTGCCCCTCTTGGACACGGAATCACGCCACTAGCGTAATAATAGAAGCAACCGAAGAGGAAAGTTAAACACACTTCAAATGTTCCTATCTTCACAAGTCGGGTTCAAAACCAATGGTGTTGAGCCTCGTAAGATCTCAAAATTCAATCTGGAAAATCTGTTTTCGGTCATATTAAACTTGATCAACTTATCTTCTGTCAGCTATAAATCCGAGTTAACCGGTGCCGCTGGCCTCCTGTTCAATCGGATTCAAATAGGTTTCATGGATAACGCTACCGACCTGATTAGTGACCTTAAGATGACGCGGGCCTGGTATATCTCAGCAGTGAGGGGCGGTCCTAGAACATCAACTGGTTTCAGACCAAAGGCATGGTCCTTTGATAAGAATTGTCCATTCTTGTTAGAGGCTGTCATGCCTGTGTTGGATAAGCACAGTGAAACACTTTCTTTAGTTGATTTACTGTTCTTTCATAGAATCATATTTGCCCTTTTATCGGCTGACAGGGTTATAGTTACCCCTGCAAAGGCGAACTATGATACCATTAGAGCTCCCTTTAAGATGGTCAAGGACGCTTCTAAAGAGGATCAGATAAAACAATCGGAAATTGTGAGTGCTTGCGATTCACTAGGTATTACTCCTGAGCTGTTCAAAGAAGCTTACGAGCATCATGTTGCTGGATTCCATTATGAGGTACTTACATCCGCCGGGCCAAACGGGCAGTCTACCTGGACAGCTCACTCGGATGTGCGTGCTTGGTCGAAAGAGCCTGAAATCTTTACACAGCTAACTACCTTTCTCCAGGAATCAGGTATGAGCTTTATACTTGATGACATGGAAGGGACACTAAGATTACCCGATTCGGATATTCAAGTCCAACGTTTCCCTTACCTTGGTCGTCTCTCTGTCATCGAAGAATGGGGTGGCAAGGCAAGGATAGTTGCTGCTTTAGATTACTGGTCTCAGATGGCCCTTACTCCTTTGCATAACACGATTAACTCATTTTTGAAAGAGCTTCCGGCGGACGGTTCTTTCAATCAAGATGCGATCATCAAGCGGGTAAAAGAGTGGACTTCTAATGACAAAGTGCCGTTAAACTGTTACGACCTTTCTGCTGCGACTGACCGTATCCCTGTGACTTTACAATCGCAGATACTCTCTCATCTGATGTCTTCTACATCATTCGGTACCGCTTGGCAACGAATGTTAACTGATAGACCTTACCTGACCTTAGACGGTATGCTTTACAGATATTCGGTGGGTCAGCCTATGGGGGCTCGCTCATCATTCCCTATGTTAGCATTGGTCCATCATGTCATAATTCAAGTTGCTGCTAATCGTGCTAAGTTGGTCGACTTTGATGCTTACGGTATTATCGGCGATGATTCAGCTATTACTACTTCTGAGGTT